CGGATTTCGCTGTTTGTTGAGCCTGGCATCGCTGTGATGTAGGCGATGATGTCTGCGCGCTGGATTTTGGTTTTGGTTGTCATTGCGAATTTTGGTTGAGCAAAGTCTGGAGAAGATGCCTAAATCACGTTAGGCCCCAAAGCCATGCTCCACGGCCCGCCAATCGCCCTTGTGCTGCGCCTTCATGTCCAGCGCGCGGAAGCCGGCTGATTGCCAGCGCCGCAACTTCTTGGCCGCATGCACATCGGTGGTGATTGTCAGCGCGCCTTGGTCAAGCATGTAGTGGCCGGTACTGCTGCCGTCAGGCCCGAACTCCTCCACAAGCCAGCAAAAGCCATCGGCAGGGGTCGGTTGGTCGGCAACGGGAGACTGCGGCAGCGGTGTCTCAGCGCCGTGGTGTGCCAGCCTGTTCTTCACTCGCTGCTCTGCCTCGCGCATCCAGCCTTCAAGGCCCTTGTCGTCGGCGCCCGGCTCCAGCGCGTCTTGCAGCGTCATCCACACAGCAATACTGCATGCGTGGCGCTCGGTCTTCACCGCTTCCAGCAGGTCGTCCTGGGTGTATCTGCGCTCTTCGGTCGCCAGTGTCTCGTTGGGGCCTAACCCCTCGCTCAACCCGGACCCATCGGGGCCGGCTACTTTGTCTTGCATTGCTACTCCTGTGCGGCCCCGCTGGGCCGGTTAGCTCGAACGTTAGCCTCAAACAACCTTGCATCCGGCCCGCAAGCCTCACCGGGATCGCGGGCGTAGTTGCAGTACTGATGTGGACTCCCCCTGCGCTTGCTCGGCGTCACAGCGCATCGCCAGATGGTTTGCTTCTCTGCCCGCTTAGGGTCATCATCGGTGATGCGGTGCGCGCATCGGGCGCACTTGGTTTTCTCTAGCTGCCAGGTTTCGTAGTCCATCAATCCTCCCAACGCTGGCGCATGCGTTCGATTGCTTCTGACGGAACGCCATGGATACTTTCCCACGGGCCGCGCGTCGTCAACTCCCACACAGCAGCGCCAGCGGCTGCTGCGGCTTCGTGATACGGTCGCATTTCCCAATGCTGCGTAAAGGTGTTAGAGACGATGACGAACGCATCATCTTTTGCAAGCGCGTAGGTCACCTCCCGCAGACACCAAGCATGGGCATCCTTGAGCAATCCAGCGTCGAACCGATAGCCGCTAGGCGTATCGAAGAACGTATCAGCTTCAAAATGAAAGCCTCGCTTTTGAGCAGCAAGAGCTTTCGCCAAAGTTGACTTGCCAGAGCCAGGGAGTCCGCGAATGATGACTAGTGTTTTCATGCCGCAAGACTAGGGCATCCGCTCAATCTTTGGAATGCGGGTTTTCCCTAGTACACAAACCGTTTGCCGTGTCCGATAGTCTAGCCATCGCATCACGAACAGATGCGCAGGAGCGATAGATGCACATCCCGTTCTACATGGACCAGCCGACAGCCGCAACCCTGCTCAAGCAGTCGCAAGCGTGGACCGCAGCAAAGCGCCAGGCTCGGCAAATCGCAGAAGTAAAAGCGCAGTTCGAGCGCATCGGCTGGAAGCCCGAGGCGGCGCAGGAGCTGGCCGAGATTCACGTCAAGGGGCAATCATGATAGACGCCACCCCCCAACAGTCCCGAGACTACCTCAAGACCATCGAGGCGCCTGCTGTTACTCAAGACCAGATCGACATCAAGGCGCACGAGATTCTGCGCGGCCTGTCTGAGCTGGACATGAGCGATGCTCTGTATGACTCGCTCATCCACATCCGCAACGCGATGCTGGTCACTGATGACAAACGAGTTGTCGGCCAGATCGTCGATAACGCCGTGTGGGGCTACTGTTTGCGCATCGCGCGCACGGAGTTGGAAGCATGAAACTCCACGAACTGGCGATGATCGCGCTGTTCATCGTCTCCATTGGCCTGCTGATTGGAGGGTGGCAATGATGAAAACCGCTGAACCGTTGATGGATCAAGACTTCGGCTACCCGGACACGATCCCAACTGACTTCGACGCGCTGGCGAAGGAAGAGCACGACGACGCGCGAGGATCGGTGCAGATGCTCGGGGCCGTCCTGCTGTGGACGTTCTGCGTCATCTGCATCGCAATCCCGCTGGCGATTCACTTCTGGCAGAGGGCGCAATGAAGCGCACAGAGCCAAGCGTCAACATCCTGCACAAGACCGACTACCGGCCTTCGTGGTCATACGTCCCGCGCTCCGTGGTAGTGCCGCACCTGGGCGGGCACCTAGGGTTAGTCCATAGATACAGGGATGCGATTGTGCGCAACACTCAGACATTGAGCCACGCTGCTGATACGCGGATGGATGGGAGGTTCGAGTGACACGCCTTCAATACTTCACCGGCATGTACCGCATCTATCGGTCCAGCGCTCACGGGGTGATGTTCAGCATTCGCCAGGCGTTCAAGGACGCTACGGCACGGATTCCGTTCTAACCGGCTCAGGATGCGCGCCGGACCAAAGCGCACCGCACACTCCTAAATGACAGGACTCACTATGCCACGCGTCAATGACATGATCGAATCGAAGTACCTCAAGCAATCCGATGCTCCTGATCCTGTGATCGTCACCGTGACCAAGATCGGCAGGGTGAACATTGCCAAGGAAGGCGACCCGCCCGAAGAGAAGTGGGCCATCCGCTTCCGCGAGTTCAACAAGCCGATGCTGCTCAACTCGACGAACATCAAACTGTTGGAGAAGGCTTGCGGCTCAGACAACACGGACGACTGGATCGGAAAAGAGGTGATCCTGTTCAACGACGAAAACGTCACCTTCGGTGGTCAAGTCGTCGGTGGGCTTCGCATTCGCAAGCAACAGGCAGAACCGACACGTCGTGTTGTGCACGACGATGGTAAATCGCTGTCGAACATGGATGACGACATTCCGTTCTAGGGAAACAGCATGACAGCCCTCTACGTGATCGCCAACGAGTACCGAGACGCCGCTATCAAGCTGGCCGATCTTGACCTAGACGAACAGACCATTGCAGACACTCTGGAAGGGCTGTCTGGTGAACTGGAATTGAAGGCACAGAACGTCGCGTACTTCGTGCGCAACCTCGAAAGCACCGTGGAGGCCATCAACGCATTCACCAAGGCCCAGCAGCAGCGTGCCAAGGCCATCGAAGCCAGAGCAGAAGGTCTGCGCCGCTACCTGCAGGGCTGCATGGAAGCAACAGGAATCACGAAGATCGAAAGCCCGGGTATCACGTTGTCGTTCCGCAAGTCATCGGTAGTCGTGATTGATGAGCCTGAACTGATTCCCGCGGAATTCATGCGCCAGCCTGAACCGCCACCTCCCGCGCCCGACAAGAAGGCAATTGCCGACGCGATAAAGGCCGGAAAGGAAGTGCAAGGCGCGCACGTCGAAACACGCCAGAACTTGCAGATCAAGTGATGCTAGGCCCCAAAGTCCCCAAGGTCCGCAGCAAGCCATACCGCATGTACGTTGCAAGCCTTCCCTGCTATCGGTGCGGAATCCAAGGATACAGCCAAGCTGCGCATGCTGACGAGGGGAAAGGAATGGCACTCAAGACGGATGACCTGACTTGTTATCCGTTGTGCGCCCCTCATCCAAATGGGGAAGACATGAAAATTGTCATTGGGTGCCACGAGATTGTGGGTCGGCAGATGTCCAAAGAAGACCGGCGGGCGTTTGAAAAACTCGCTGCTGCCTGGACTACGCACACCCTCATCCGTCAAAGCCAAGACGACAGGAATCTGAGTGAATTGCTGTTGAAGTTGGGGATGCTGTGAGCGACGACAAAGAGCAAGTTCCACCGCTAGATGCACAGAAGTCACTGCGGCGCATGTGGGAGAACGCTCCGCTACTTGCGAAAGCCAAGGCAGAACGCGTCTACTTAGAGGAATACCGAAAAACGCTTAAAGCCTTGCTCATGAAAGAATCAGGGGCTAAAACTTCATCGGAGCAGGAACGAGACGCCTACGCGCATGAGACCTATCGATCGCACCTAAAAGGGCTACAGGAAGCCGTCAGGGTCGAAGAATTGCTCCGGTGGCGCATGGTGACAGACCAAGCTGCCGTCGAGGTCTGGAGATCCACAGAGGCGTCCAATCGCGCAATGGATCGTGGCACTAGGTGATGCGGGTTAACCCCTATATCGCTACAGTAGCAAATCGCTAGAGTAAGCACATAGGAGGAAGCATGACCGACCATACAGACATTGTGGAGAGGCTAGAGAAGGACAAGTGGCACATCACGACGGTTGACTTGGAAGACGCCATTGACGAAATCACCCGCCTCCGTGCTGAGGCTAAGGCGCTGAGGAAAGACGCGGAGCGGTATCGACATATGCGAAAAAGCGCCGCGTTTGAGTGGCGGAATGGGCCGGGCTTGTACTGGTATTTGCCAAGGTGGGATCGAGAAAAACCAAATGGCGAACGATTGGACGCCGCCATTGACGCCGCCATCGCCGGAACCAAGGAGCAGCAAGCATGAGCAAACAAAAACTTAGAGCCACCGAGAAAGCGGTGATGGACGCTGGCGTGCAGTTCGGCCTAAACATGCTGCGTCTAGTTCCAGAAGACGACAAGCTGGCCCGAGAAGCGCACATCACCGGCGTACTGGTGGCCTTCATGGGGGCGCTGTGGGGAACGATGGGCACGGAATACGCGCGGGGATTCCTTGAGGCGCAACTACGCAGTATGGAGCCCGACGTGCCGAACGAGCGTTTCACTGCGCCGCGCGTGCAATGAGTCACCGCCTCGTGACGCTGGAAGACGCCGTGCGAAGGGTCGTGGATAGGAACGGCGGAGTGCGAGCTGCAGAGCGCGCCACAGGCGTGGACAAGTCCTTCATCAGCCGATTGATGCGCGGCGAGAAGGTCAACCCGAGCGCAGAGACGTTGAGCGCGCTTGGCCTTCGCGCTGTGCCGCTGTACGAAGTAATCAAAGCCACCGGAGAGCAAGCATGACCACTGACACGCGAGAGGCGCTGGCTGATCTTGTGTTGAATATCAGCGAAGCCATGCGAACTGGAGGGTGGATTCCAACGCCGCTGCATGAATCATTTTGGGAAGCGATGTCAAACGCCAGCGCCGCCCTCGCAGTCCAAGCAGCGCAGCCGAGCGCGCAGGGTGAGGCAGTGGCGCGAATCGACCCAATGCAGAACCCCATGCGCCCCGGAGTGTTCATGAACTACGCCAAGGATGAGACGCCCGCCGAGATGGTTTTGCGCAAGCTGGCGTGCTGGCTTGGTGTCGGCGGGTACAACGCGACCACAGTGGACGCGGAGGCATTCCATCGCAAGATCGTGGAAGGCGTTCAGATGCTTGTTGCCTCCGCATCCGCACCAGCAGCGCCAGCGCAGGCCGTGCCGCTGACGGATGAGCAGATCCAGCGGGTTTGGCAGGAGCAAGGAGGCATAGCTCGGCCGGGGTGGATCTACTCGTTTGCCCGCGCCATCGAACGCGCCGCACACAGACTTAACGGCATCGCCCCCAAGGCTGCGCAGGAGAAGTGAATGGACATTGAGAAGCTAGCGCTAGAGTGCGGAGCGTTTAAGCATGCGCCATTCGGAGCTGTTGAGTTCATCTTTGAAAGGGAAGAACTCAATCGCTTCGCCGCCCTCGTAGCTGAAGCGTGTGCGCAGATTGCCGACGACATGGACTACAGCCCAGATAGCGCGATTGGTGCGACCATTCGGGAGCTATTCAAGGCTTAGTCAGGCCAAGCTGCACGCAAGGCCCGGACGCTTCCGGCGAGAGCTTCAGCGTCGCCTGCAAGTTCTTCCTGAAGTTGCAGACTTTCGTCCAGTAGCCGCCCGAGGGTAGCGGCTCGCTCACGAGCGGAGGCGGCAGTGTCTTGTTCGGCTGGACCACCACCGGCAGCGAATCCGGCGATTTGGTCGCGCAACCCTGCAGCCCGCTCACGCTCAGTGCGCAGATCAGCAGCAATGCGGCTAGCGTTCGTGCGTTCCTTGGCGAGTGCATCCTGTGCCCCTTTGAGTTTGGCTGCGGCTTCCTGCTCTAGTCTGCGGTAGGCTTCCGAAGCTTCTAGCGCGGCTTTGTTGGCTTCCGCCTTGGCTTGGTCGAATACGGCCTGAACTTCTGCGCGGCCGGCTGTCTTGCCCTTGAAGTAGTAGACGACTGATCCGGTGATGGTCGTCACTCCTGCGAACATCAGGCCAATGCCTAACGCGCGGAGTGTGCCCAAGCCTGGCAGCGGGATCATGGCTAGGGGTAAAAAGTCCGTCGCCCCGAGCGTGGCGGTAGGCTTTGAACGTGGGCCCATCCCTTTGTCGCCGATGGGTGTTCGTGCCACAAGCCAAGGTCGGCCATCGTCTTCTGCCCGTCAGCAGTCAACAGCCACTCGTCCAGATCACCATCCGGATCGTACAGATCGATTGCCTGCCCGGTCATGTGCTTGGAGTTGGGCGCTGCGTTTGGGGTGGCCGCGTTGACGCTGGCCGGGCGCCAGCCGCTGGAAATGATGGTCCCGGTCCTCGGGTGCGTCGGTAGGTAGATTCTGGCGCCCTGCGCGAGCAAGACAAGCTTGTTCGCAAGCTCGACCATCAGGGATGCATTCTTCTCAAGATCAGTGGACATTGCCATCGGGAATTCGCGGTCCCGGCCCATCCAATAGTCGTGAACGGAAATCACTCGTTCACCTTGTCCGCTAGGAGTTGGTTCTTCGCAGCCGATCCGCTAGAGCTGCCGAAGTAGTAGTTCACGATGGCGCCGAACGCAGCCCCCAAGGCTCCTACCATGATGAGCAGGGCATCCCGCATAGCCCCGCCGTCCTTCATGATGAGCAGGAAGTACAGCACGGCAAAGAAGCCGAACGAGACGACGAACGCCAGTGCCGCCTGCACTTTTCCGGTGTGCTTCACAGCTTCAGGAACCGGAAAACCGCGATGATGAACCCAACCGCAGTGCACACAGATACCACGGCCACGGCGATCTCAGTGATGCGTCGAAGGAAACTCCTGGGTGAGTTGTCGGCAATCTTCGCTTCCAGTTCCGCATAGCGAGCGTCCATTTCCTTTCGGAGCATGGACACCATACCGTCTTGGCTGGACTTGATCTCCCGCAGTTCCTTCACGATCATTCTCAGATGGAGGTCCACTGCCTCCATCGATTGAACGGTCGGCATGTCTTCTGCCATCATGTCTGTTCTTCCTTCTTCTGTGACCTGTAAGACTTGACATATTGACAAGCAAGGATCGTTGACACCGCCAAGAGGCCAACGGAGGAAAGATCGAATCCTAAAAGGGCTGAACATTGGTCCTCCCCTGGAGGAATCTCCCACGGTCGAATCATCCACCCAATGGAGCAAAGCGACGCCTGCGCTTCCTCTGCTGTCCACCAAATGACTATCGGGAGCGTCTCTTTCGAGGCCACGGCTAAGAGGAAGATAACGATCACGATAGACGCTATGGCATTCCATACTTGTGGATGAAACTCCGAAGGTGCGAGCTTGTACCCATAATGCCGCAGCACTCCAAGCAATAGCAGGAATGCGACAGCAGGTTTCATTTCACTGGTTTAGGGCCGCCGCCGCCGTCAATCTTGTTCGCCAGCGCTCGGAGCCAATCAGCGAGTTTCTTTCTCATTGCAGTTCCTTTCGATGTTGCTCAATCCACGGGGCTTCTAGAACCTTGCAGACTGAGAATAGTTCGCTTGTCCTGTATACGGTTGCTTGTCCACCCAATTTGCGGATAACCCTCTGAAACGACTTTGCTCTAGCGTGCGTCACCTGAACCCAAGAGCCTCTTACCATCATCATTACATCTGGCTCGATAGATGATCGTGTCATCATCCTTGGCGGCGCTTCATCTTCCCTAATGCGGGAGCGCTCCGATCTCATCATGATGTTGGCTAGATCGCTCACTTCGGCAAGTCCGCAACGATGGCCGCGAGGCTCGGATCGGTCAGCGGCAACACTGTAATCCGCTTCGGCAGGGTTTGCAGGCTCTTGAGCGGATCGGCCGCGTTAGTGATAGTGCCGACCCTGCCACCTATCTTGGCGAACTCTGGAACCGTCGCAACGTAGGTGATGGTTCTATCCGCCACACCAGGCACGGCAGACCAGCATGTCCATCGATACCATGCGCCGTTTTTGGTGATAGCCATCTGAGGGGTGGACCACACCCATCCAGGCGTATCGACGTAGGGCATGCACGGTTGCGCCTGGGCAGAAGCACACAGTAGTAGAAGCGGAGCGAATAGGGTTTTCATCAGTTCACCGATCTTGAGACTTCATTTCAGCTTGTACCGTCGCAACGTAGGTGATGGTTCGATCCGCACACCTAGCACCGTAGAGTGGTTACTAGCGCTCATGCTTCGATCTGGTAAGAGCCAGACGCGAGCAGCGTCACGGTGGCGGGAAGGTCAGCAAGCGCAACCGTTGCAGAGGCAACCCCGGTGCCGGTCTTGATGAGCGTCGCAGTCGTACCGTTCGGCGCGATGCGCAGCGCCAAGCTGGTGTAGTTCGCTCCCAGCGTCGTGGTGTCGTACTCATCCAGCGTGATGTACTGGAAAGCGTTTGTGGTGTTGCGTGAGGTGAACGGCAGTCCGGTTATCGAGACTGCGCCGGCCCCAAGAGTGCCCTTGGCTACAACCAGATTCAGTGAAATCTGCACGACATTGCCGATGCGGTAATGTGTTCCGACTGCGGTGGTGACAGCGCCCTGAGCCCCGCCACCAGCAGACGCTAGCGCAGGCGTCCACGTTCCACCGGGCTCGCCGACTCGATCCGCGTACTTCGCGGTGATGACATCGCTTGTGTTGGATCGGGTGCAGCCCACCGAAGTGTAGGAGCCGGTGCCGGTGATACCCAACGACACGTTGTCTGAGAAGCGCGCACCCGAGAAGTGCGTGTTTGACGATGAAGCTCCAAGGTCAACGCGCCGTATGTAGCCACCATTGAAGCGGGTTCCCGTACCAGTTGTCACGTCCACCGTGTTGCCGCTGGTGGCCGACTGGAAGCGACATCCGGTGAAAGTGTTCCCGACTCCCTTGATGACCGCATCGTTGACCGTGTTCGCCTCAAACCAGACATTGACGAAGTGGTTATCCGAACAGGTGTCCGAAGTGATGTCCATGCCCTTGCCAGTCACGCCCTCAAACGCGCCGCCAACGAACAGATTCCCGCGTGCGTCGTTTACTTGAATGCCCGTGCCCGTGAACCCCTCAGAGATGCAGTTCGTAAACGTGCAGTTCGCGGTGTAGAAGCCTGCCCCGTTGTTGTCGAGCGCCCACCCGACACTGGGTTTCGTAGTCTGCGCTGCAGAGTTGGTCGAATAGATGCATGTGTCGTAGTGGTTGTCTACGCCATGCATCACACGGAAAGCAATGGTCGAGCACTCGCGCACCTCCACATGACGGACGAGCATGTGAACCATGCCCCGCGAGTACAGTCCGACAGTCGTGGAGGCGTTGCCCTTGATGATGACGTTCTGAAGGCGCATGCCGTAGACCGTTGCACCATTGGCGCCAGAGTCAAACGATGCAGCGACACCGGCCCCTACGAAGTTGAGCGTAGGCCGCCCCATGCCTTCAATCGCCACACCAGCAGACGCCAGGTTTGTCCCTGCGGTGATCGAGTAAGAGCCGTCAGGAATCTCCACCACAGCGTTACCGATGACGGCAGCAGCAGCGATGGCCGCAACTAGAGCGGTTGTCGTGGCCGTGGTGTTGGTGTTGTCCTTGGATGCTCCGAAGTGAGATACGATGTTCAGGCGGGCGCTTTCATTCACTACATGCTGAGTCGTCGCCACTGCGCCTGTCGCAGTGCGCTTGACGCCCAACAGAGCATCGCCCTTCGCGGCATCGCTGGTGCTGGCCAGGTCAGCCGAAACCGCCGCCGCAGAGCCTGAAATCTCAGGCGTTTCGTGCCTGATCGGCCCCCAGATCGTGACATCCGCAGATGTCTTGAGAATCACGTCATACGCACCAGACCAGAAGATCGTCGCTTCGCCGCGACTGTCCAGAATCACCGGGTTCGTATTGGCAACCGATCCGGATTCAGTCGTGTAGGTGTCCTTCGGCGTGCTCGTGCCCGGGACGTAGGTGTAGACCTTCCCGCCAGCAAGAGGAAGGCTCCCGTTCGTGGTGAATGACTGCTTGCCTTCCGGCAGTAGGACGGCCATGTGTTTATGCCCAGCTTAGGGTTTGTACTAACTTGCGGTTGAGGTGTTTAGCGCCGATGATTCATTCACCACTACACAGGAGCGCACCATGCGATTCACCATCATCATCCTCGCCGCCATTCTTTCCGCTTGCGGCGGTGGCGATCCCGAAGACAACCCGCTTCCGTGCGAGGCGTCGTCTGCGGTCGTTTCGACTGGCGGCGTGCTTGGCGTTGCCGGGCAGGCGCTCGAATCCGCGCATGAGAAAGAGTGCAAGCACTAGGCCACCTGGTACATGAAGTTGAACGTGAACGACTGCGCGAGCGAGCTTGTCAAGGCGTAAAACTGAAGCTCAGCGCGGTCGTTCGCGGTGTCTGCTGTGATGCCGCCCTGAAAGTACACGTCGCTTGCAATAGCTGCCGCAACCCCGTAGCACGTCCCAAGGTTTGACGCCACAGGGAGTGAAATACCGACCTTCGTCAGCGTGGCCGTTGCAGTCGGATCGACTGTCAGCAGTCCGTTCACGATGACGCCATTCCCTACCCGCATGTAAAGGCACAGGAATGCCGTGGTGCTAGCGACGTTTGAAACCGAGGTCAGCGTCGGCGTGTAGGTGCTGAATAGGTTGTTCGCTGCGGTGATGTTGCCGCTGAATGTATGGTTTCCTGAGTGCGTCGGGTTGTTGCTCCACGTCACCGCGCTCGGAGCGACCGTTAGCGTATCCCCAGCCGCGTCGCCTATCACCGTGTTTCCGTTGACGGCGACATTCCCGCTGAACGTGTGATTCCCGCTGTGCGTCGGATTGTTCGTCCACGTCACAGCGTTAGGATCAATCCTCAGCGTGTCAGTGCTGGCATTTCCTAGCTGCGTGTTCCCATTGACTGTCACGTTGCCAGAGAACGTGTGATTCCCTGAGTGCGTCGGGTTTCCGCTCCAGGTCACCGCCGTTGAACTCACAGTGAGCGTGCCGGCCAGCGTCGCCCCGGTGAAGGTCTGGTTCTGCGTCAGGTCGCGAATGCTATCGACGGTCCAGATCGTGACATCCGTCGAGTCCTTCAGGACCAGTTTGTAAGCCCCATCGAGCCATACGTCAGCCTCACCACGCGCATCCAGAATCACCGGGTTCGTGTTCGATGCGCCTAGCGTGAAGCTCGTATAGGTGGCCTTTGGTGTGCTTGTCCCCTCGATGTAGGTGAACAGCTTTCCACCCACCAATGCCAGTCCATCGGCGCCGACTGCACGGAATTTGGGGGACGGCGCGAGTTGTGGCATAGTGTGTGAATGCTAACTTACATGGCCGTCAAGTTGATTGTCTTGATGGTGCTGGCGTTCTGTTGGGGCGTGTTCTGCGGCGTCACTGGCCGGCCGCTAGAAGCGGATAGGCCCTAGACCCGAGCGCCAGCGCGTTTTCGACGGTAGGACCGCCGCGCTGCGCCGACTGAATCAATCTGTTTTGGACCATTGGCGACAGCGCCACCTTTCGGGCGCCTGCGCGAGCCAACGGGAGTCCAAGACCAAGAGCGGCAAGCGGGTTGCCAGTCAATGCGCCGCCCACTCCCGCGATGCCTGCTCCACCGTACAGATCGAGCGGACTGAACTGCGGCAAGCTGCCCATCTGTTCCGGCGTCTTGAAGGCGGTTTTGAACTGCGCTGCGGCCTCTGCGACCTTCTTGATGTCACCAGACAGCGGCTTACCCTTCTGCAGATCAGCAGCCCACTTGCGCGCGTCAACTGTTCCCGATGCTTGGTCTAGAGCCTTGTCTACAGTAGAAGCCTTCGCATAGAGCGTGCGCGCTTCCCTGAACTGGTTCAGCAAATCAGGCTCTCCGATAGCCTTCAAGTGATCGTCTAGCGTATCTTCCAGCGCCTTCGCGGCTTTCTTTGCTGCCCGCCCGATGTCAGCCCCTGCGCCGCCAGGCTTGAAGGCATCATCCGCAGCGCTGCGCAGTTCCTTGATCTTCGCCACAGCCGATGCAGCATCGAAGGACTCGGAGCGGAGCGAATCAATCATCGTGATGACAGGGCTAGGCTTCGCGTTCGGGAATCCCTCCAGAGCCTTCAAATGCGGCGCCACGATGTCATCAAGGGTCGCCATGTAGGCTTTGCCAGGGGTGACGGTTCCGGCGTTGCTGACGGCATCGTAGAGGGCTCCAGCGGCCTTTTTGACGCTTGAGATAACCTCGGGCGTTAGCTGCGTGTCAGCCGGAAGACCAAGCTCGCGCGCTGCGACTTCCTTGACCTTCAAGGAGTTCGCAAGGCTTGCGTTCTGAGCGGTCGTGAGTTTTCCGGCAGCGCCTTCTAGCAACCTGTTTCCGAGCGAGGCTCTAGCCTGCGTCGGAGGGATGACTAGGCCAAGGTCTTGCGCTGCCTTTACTGCCTGCGCCATCTGCGGGGCTTGCTCGGGGCCACGGAACAACCGTCCGACCCCTTGCCCAGCTTTCCCGGCAAGCAGCAAGGCTCCGGGTGTGGCTGCGCCGATCAGCGCACTAGTCCCGGCAGACTCAGGATCGACCATCGCAGTCGATGTGCCGCCAGCAATGCCACCACCCGCCGAACGGATGGCGAGATTGGCAAGCGGGTTTCCGGCTGCGCTAGTCGTTCCGCCAAACGATGAAATGGCAGACCCGAGACGGTTTGCGCCTGCTGCAGTTGCGCCAGCCCCGAGCGCTGAAACGATCGGCGCAGTTCCAAGCACCTGCCCACCGATGCGAGCAATATCAGAGACGCCTGCACCGACAGCCTTCTGCGCGCGTGCAAAGTCATCCTTGCCGGCCTCGTTCTCTGCCTTGACACGTGCCGCCTCATCAGCGCCGCCCAGCCTAGAGACGTATTCGGCTCCGGTGTCGATAACGTCTTTGACGCCTCGCACAATCCCGCCCGGAAGGCTCGTAAGAAGCTCATCCTTGAGCATCTGGCCGAAGGAAGGTTTATCGGCTGGTTTCCTGCCGCCGTCTAATGCCTTAATAGCCTTGCCAAAGTCCTTGGATGCGCGCTCTTGCACCTGTTGTGGCGTGATCGTATCCGGCGCGTTCTGATAGACGTGCGTCGATCCGTCTTCAAAGGTGACCGTGATATTGCGAGGCATTACCAGTTGCTCACATTCGGAGTATTGGACGGTTGCGCAGACGCTTCTGGCACCTTGGCACCCTCTGTGAGATACGTGCCTTCTCGAATCGCCTTCGCCTTCGCCTGAGCCATCGTGGCGCGTCGATCTGCCGCAGCAATTGCACGATTGATGATGGACTTTCTCTGCGCTGGCGTCTTGTCAGCAGATGCCTGCATGTCGAGAAGAATCTTCCGCTCTCCCTCGGTTGGCATGCCGCCGAAAACAGCCTTGAGGCTTTCAAGTGCTTGCCCGGTCATCATGTTGTCGATGTCAATGGTCGCGTTTGCGGCCTCTGAATCTCCAAAGCCTGGCACGTTGCTACGGATCACTGCGCGAGTCTTCGCACCTGCGCCTGAGTAGGCTTTGTCATTGAGACTCAATGCAGCCTCAAGCGTCGCCTTAACGCTCTTGTTCGTCGCAACTGCATCGTCAGACTCGATCAGCTCTTTTTGCAGCGTCACGGACATCGGGCCGGTTGCCTTCGGCTTTGGTTGCGTGCGGTCTAGTTGATCCTTCGACTGATCGAACGCAAGCCTTGCAGCGGCGGTTTCTGCCGCCACGTCCTGAGCGCGAATCTGCACACCGCGATTCGCTTTGCCTTCTTCCTTGACGCGGTTATCGACGCGCAGGTTGTTCGCCTTCGTCTCGGCGTCTCGTGCCTCTGCGGCAAGTTGAGTCCGCAGCTTGCCGGCGCCGTCTGCGGCTTGAAGCAACCAGTTCTGGAAGCCTTGCGGGTCTTGCGGGATGCTCTTTGCCGCTTCCTCTGGGGGGCCAAGGCGAGACATGATCTTGCCAAGGTCCGGGTCTTGATAAGCCGCCTGCATCCACTGCACGGCCATCTGTGGGTTCTGGACTTGCGACAGAAGTCCGGTGTGTTGGGCGATCTTCTTATCCAGCGTCTCGGCCATTGCCTTCATAGCATCAGCCCGGCGCTTCTGCGCCTCGTATTCCTTGTCTTTGTACTCTTGGGCCTCTTTGATGAATCCGCCCTTGAGCAGAATCTGCGCGTTCTGCTCGGCATCTGGTGTGAACTGCCCCGCTAGCCCCTGCAGCGCGTTCTGTCGCTGCACGCCGCGCTGATACTCGTCCATCTTTAACTGACCCTGCGCGAGCGCGAGCTTGTTCTGCCCGACCATCTGCTTTGCAAGCTCGGCGTCTGTGAGTTGCTTCTCGTAGTCGGCAACCGACCGCAGCGGGTTATTGCCGTAGATGCTCGTGTCAATCGGCATGATTAGGGTCCGTAAGGGTCGCCGCCAAGGTCAAGGCCCCAACCGGATCCACCGGGGCTATTCGCCAGCGGATTAGACGGTGTAGCGCCCCACAGATTTTGATTACCGAAGGCGGCGAACTGGTTGATTGCGTTGCCGTAGATATTGCCGCGCGCCATCCCTGCAGCGGCTTGAGCGTTCGCTGCACCCATCATGTTGTTGCCGGCTTGGTTTGCGAAATTCTGGCCCGCTGCGGAGTTCGCGGAGTTAACCTGTTGCCCAGTTCCAGCCAAACCGGACAGCCGGTTGAAAATGTCGCCCTGCTCCATTCTCCAGCGGTCAAAGGCTTGCCCGTATTTCGTCCCGGCGTAGTCTTGATTGAACTGAGAAGCCGCTTTGAGGGCTGCACCAGACAACCCCATTCCCCGGGCTGCTGCGCTGCGCTCGATGCCTTGCTGGCCTTGCTGCAGGCCAAACTGATAGCCTGGCTCGTTCTGGACGTTCTTCCCGGCGAATCGACTGGTCAGAGTGCCATCGTTCAGGAGCCCCATCAGCCGGTTTAGGGATGCTTCGCCGGCCGCTCGCCACGGGGCATTGTCTGCCCGCGTCTGGTCGAACATCTGCTTTTGCAGAGCGGTCGCATTGTTCGCTGCGTCCGATTGAAGCTGCGCAGCATCACCGGCTGCGTCTGCGCTCAGATATGATCCTAGAAGACCACCGCCGACAGTTGCTACAGCTACCCAAGCCATTTCATTTCCCCTTGGTACTCGATCAGCTCAGGCTCGATCAATTCGGCCTCAAGCTTTTCAAGGTCTGTCTCGTGCGTGCCGTGAATGGTCGTCCAGACCGTATCCTCATGCGCGAAGCCTACCCGCTTAGTTCCAGGCTGCGAAACCATTGTAAACGGAGCAAGCACTCGCTTCATGCCTTCTTCTGTCCAGACTGAAATATCCCCTTGAGAGATGATGTTCAGGTGAACTGTCTTGTGGACCTTGCCGGTCAAAAGGCATCCTTTCGGAATGAATATTTCCCGCGCGTAGACACCATCCGAGAATCGGTGCGTGGTCTTGATTTCGATGGGTTCGAAGGCGCGCATTTCACGCTCAAGCCGCATGATCTGCGCGCGAGTCGGCGGAGCCTTTGGCATCCATCCAACGGTGAATGACTTCACTTCGTACATCACACCATGATCCCGTCAGCAATCAGGGCGGCCCTGATCTGGTTAAGAAGCGCTTTCGTGTCGTTGAGCATCCCCTGCTCTGTTGCCCCGTAAGCAGCCCCTGCGGTCGCTGAAATCGCGGCATTGGCAGATGCGGAGGTCTGTGCTGTCTTCCCGTTGCACCCGAATCCGCCTGTGACCGTGGCCGTGGTTCCAACCGTCAGAGCAGTACCCACAGACCACGTTAGCGTCGTGCCGGATGCCACCTGAAACGTCACCGGAGCCGAGAAGATGTGCGCCCCGGTCCACGTCGGGGTTATGGCTTGATCCAGAGGCGGCGCCGCATCGCTGCGCATATAGGTCGTCGCCGTGCCGTTGACGACAGTCAGGCCAATACTTGCGGTGGGGTTGGCTCTAGGTGCCGGAACCGACCATGCCCCGGTTTCAGACAGGTAGTTAGCCTGCGTCACACCATCACCGCCTAGGCTATCGACAGGAATCAGACCATCCGATGCCCCGGTGAACTTGAACAGGGACCGTAGATAACCGAGGGCTCTATCCGTCAGCGTGCCGTCAGTGTTGACGAACTTTACGGGCGGTTCGAATTGACGAAGTGCGGTCGCCATGTCACTCCAGATAGGCCCCCGTGATGTATCTCTTGACTGGATCGGTAATGGTCACCTCGAACACGGTTCGCTCCCCACCACCAACGCGGCGCCAGATGCAGCGTCTTGAGTACTCACCGATGCGGCCGAAGCTTCTCCACAGAGCATTGCTCCAGGTCTTCCCACCATCCTTTGACCATCTGAGCATGGCTTGAGGGTCGGAGCCCTGCCCCGTGGTCAGACCCACGCCAGTGTCCATGTCCAGCCGCAAAGACGCTGCGGGCTGGTTGTCGAGGTTCGATTGAAGGGTTCCACAAGCCCGGATAGCCGGAATCGGGTTGCCGTTGTCGGAGTACGTATCGAGGTCGTATTCGTAGACGTTGCCGTTTTCCCAATCCCCGACAAGGTTCTTCCCGGCGAAGTACAGATGGCACCGAGGGCGAATCCTGTGCAGGTTTCCGCTGGAATGCAGATACGCGCGCTGGTGCCACTCGTTCGTTGTGAAGTCATACGCCCACGTCTCATTCCCCGATGTGGAGGAAATCACGTAGAAGCTGTGGCCTTCCTGCGTGTAGGTGAAGGCTTCCGCGTCGCTCATGTCCGACCACTGAGCAATGGCGTATTCAATGGCCGGAGTGGACAGACGTTGAGGCACCCCGCTAACCATCGTCCAGATAGCCCCGGCGCCTTTGTCGTCACCACCCAACCAGATCGGATTGTCCAGTTCTGCGAGAGAATCCTTCGCAACGATGCCGATCTCCACGAACGCCCCGTCGATTCGAGCAAGGGGGAACGCGGCATTCCCTGCGTCATACCATTGCTCGATGGATTGAGTACCGAACAGGTAAACCTGCCTGCGCCCGACAAGGTGCGTAATCAGGTTGTCAGGTAGACCTTCAGCGGTTGCGAAGTCGAGAGGATCAATCGTCGTCCCGTAGAGAGCGGAGACATAGAACCGGCCCGAGCTTGTCTCGGTGATGGTGAAGTAGCCATCAATGAAATCGACCGACGAGACATCGCTGCGGATGTAGGTTTCGGCCGTACCTGTGGGCGTCACTGAGTACAGCACGTTTGCAGAGCAGATCGCAACGACGATCCCGTTGCCCGCCATCTGCACGGGGCGGCCATCGTCGGCAATGGTGCCGATCTGCGTCGAAACGCCTGCGGTCGTGAGCGCAAACACCTTCGTCCCGCATACCATGATCGCGGTGTTCTGGTCCACAAGGTGCATCCCCCTCATCCCGCCACCGGTAAGCGTCACCCAAGGGGTAGTGAGCCCAGGGGTTCCGATCAACAGCCCCGGAGCCTTTCCTTTCCCGGGTTCCAGGTACAGATTCACCGTGCGCTGTGACGAGTAGTTCGCGCTTCTGCCTTGGTATGCCGGGCCGATGAAGGGAAACGGGATCATCAATATCCGCCGTAGAACTCAGACGGTGAAGGGCTGGAGCGCTGAGACAGCGACGCTGGCATGTCCATCTGCGGCGTCTTGTGGTTCATCCGCTTGATGGCTCGTTTCGCATTCGCCGCTGCGCTCACGACAAACGGGCTTACCTGTGCCCGGAAGTCCGGTGCAATCTCGGTGGCAAGGTTGAACTCCAACGCCCGTTTGTAGCCGGTCGGCAGGGTGTAGTCCGTCGCCGTGTCTGCGAACAGAGCCAAAGGCGCTAGAGTGACGAGGTGAACCTCCACCGACTGAGACGCAGGCGGCCAGAAGTAGACGTTCCCCGTTGGGCTGCCGCCGTCGAAATGGCATTTGCTTGGCCAGCCGCTTTGCGTGGACTTCAGCGCGATACCGTTGTAATCCACCTCTCCCACAGCATCCAGCGGGTAGTCGTTGGAGTTGATCCGGACGAACGAACCCAGTTCGATACGAACCGGGCGCGCGACGTTGATCTGCTGCGCTGCGCCGATGGTTCTGGACGTGGTGTTTGCGGGGAGCGTAAACACCGTTTCGGTGGAGGTGTACGCCATGAGGTTTTCGAGGCCCCACGAGTCCACCAGCGAATTCAGCCGCGACAGGCACATATCGGCATCCTCGGCGGACACGGTTTCCCCTGCCGCGAGCATGTTGATTTTCCCCATCGCGCTTTCGATGATTTCCAGCGCGGTTGTCATGGGTTACTCGTAGTTGATGACTACGGTTCCGGTGGCGCCGCCATTGAACTCGACGAAGATTCCACCATCACACGCCGTGCCGTAGCTGAGCGAGCGGTTCGCACCGGCCGCCGTGGCTGCGGGGATCACGTCGATGATCTGGCCTGACGCGGAGTTCTTGCGGATGTTGATCGGGCCGGTGGCGGTCACAACAGTGACGGTGTAGCCGTAGTACACGGCGTTTCCCTGTCCAACCTGCGTTGTCCCGCTGGTTAGTGAAGCTGACGGATAGGTCTTCATGTTGGTAAGCCCCCATTGCTGGGGGCTTTTCCGATCAGGGGGTCAGGACGCCTGGGAGCGCGCTCGGAGTCTCGGGGCGGCCGATGACAAACGTGTACGTCTCCGAAGCAGGGTCAACGCCGCCGGCCGTGCAGTTGCCGTAGGTCACTGCAACGGTGTCCGCTGCCTTGACCCGGGCGCTGCCGACCACCAGGCCAGCCGAGAGAGAAGGCTTGTTGACGGAGATGACCACATCGCCGACCCGCACGCCGGGAACGGTGAAATCGAACTCGGTCGAGGTGCTGAGGGTGCGTGAGGTAACGTCCGCAGTGATGCTCACTGCGAAGACGCGCAGCAGGTTGCCGCGCAGGATTTGGGTGCTCATGGTGTGTTTCCTTTAGATAGTGCTGCCTGCGTGCAGCTTTCTTTTAGCTTGCACGTAAGCCTTGTGGGCTTGCTCTGCCGTGTCGTATCCGCCTTGACGCATGCGCTTCCCATTAACTTGAATCACAGCGCACCAACGCTTTTTATCTGTCCGCCACATAACCCCTGTATAGCCTGAGGTGTTGTTGCTTCTGATCTTTCGTTGGTTCTCGACATTGACGCGTTGAACGCAGTCGCGAAGATTTGCGATCCTGTTGTTCAACTTGTCACCGTCGATGTGATCAATATTTTTGGTCGGCCATGCTCCGTGGTAGATGGCCCAGGCGAGCCGGTGAACGTAGAAGCGACATCCCATGATCGTTGTTTCAAGGTAGCCGCCTTTTGAGAGGCTGCCAACCTGATCTCCTGGGTTAATCGCGCCACGTCCACCGTGACGGCGCACTTTCCACAACAGCCGACCACTTTCGCACTCGTATTCCATGATGGCTTTGAGTTCGTCGATAGTCGGCTGTTGCTTCATGCGCCAATCATATCACCCGTACTATCCATAAACAACCACGCCCCACTCGGGACGGACCACCTTGATGCCGTACAGGATGTCGAAGCGGGCCAGGAAGTTGTCCGTGGTCGCGTCGTACTGTCGGACAAAGCGCAGGCTCAGGCCGTCCATCGAGGCACGGGACGCCATGTCCACACCCTTCGGCAGCTCCAGGTCAGCCGTCGCCAGCACGATGGAGTCCCGATGGAACGCCAGGTTGCGCGGGTAGGCGGTCGATGCCGTGCCGATGAAGGTGAGCGCCGTCGAGGTCGGGATGGCCGCCGACACGTTCTGGTAGGGGCCAGACGTGTAGATGACCTGCGACAGCGTGACGTTGCCAGCGCCGCCACCGTAAGCCGCAGCGACAGTGAACACCTTCAGGATGCCGGTCGATTGCTTGGTGTCCGGGTTGACTTCGTTCACGCCAGCGATGGTGAACTGGTCGCCCGCCACCATCGCGTTCGCGCCCGTGATGACGGCAAGCACGTTAGTGCCTGAGGTCAGCGGGGAGGCCGCAGCCGTGGTGTACGACGTGTTGCGCGCACCAGCGGTCAGGGTCTGCACCGATTGATCCATCACGAAGTCGAAGCCGGTCATCGCTTCCATCACACCGGATTCGTACTGGTCGGCGATCCGGGGGCCACTGTGGAACAGGCCCTTCTGAGCGTCAACCGTCGCGGCCATCGCGGTCGGCGACAGAATCGCGGTGCGGTTCCCGTCACGGGGCGCGGTTTGCCAGTCCAGACGCTCGCCAGCTTGCGAGTAGGTCAGGAAGCTCGACGGCGTGGTGCCCGGAGTGCCGACGTAGTTCACGAAGCCCGACTGAGCGGCCGCGCAAACGTCAGACGAGATCGTGGAGGCGAGAACCGACATCGCAGGCTTGAGATAGCGAGCCGAGAAGTCATCCAGCGAGAGGGTCAGCTCCGAAGAGAAGAAACCCATGCTGACGTGCTTCTGCGTTGCCACCACCAGCGCGGTGCTGGTTTCAACCGTGTTGTCGCCGCCCGTGGTCGCGGTGCGGCCCGTGGTGACGCTGTAGCGGTTCGGCAGTCGGATGTTGAGGGTGCCGCCGTTCTTGGCACCTGTGGCGCCGAAACGGTCGTCGTACTGACGGTTGACCTTGCGGATCGTGCCGTTGGC